CCATTATTTCTAATGATCAAATTCCAAGACGAACGCAGCCACATTGTGACTGTATCGCGTCTTGATCGTTTAATAAACCTGCTGGAGATTGGTCTCTCCATGGCGCCGACCACGTGTAAAACATGTAAAGTTGTCCTTCCCTCATTCTATTGCAGAAATGATGGATGGTATCCGATACATAAACGTGGACATTCGGCCCGCCAGGTGCTATCTGTTTTCGCTTTTGCCCCGGGGGCAATGCGACAACAAACCTGTAGCAGCAATGCTACATCTGTTGAATTACGTACGCTGTATCAACAGGAACAATTACAGACTTGTAATTGTTTTCCAACCCTTTTCGATTTCGAAGATGAGGACATAGACCCTTGTTTGGTTTATGCTTGTCATCGTGATTTGAAGAGGGTTGATGAGGTGGAGTGTAAAAAATACAATGATATTAATTACGATAAAGGTCAATTCATAACGCATCTTGAAGACCATCGTGATCAGTACCTTGTTGATTCTCTATTGCAAGATCTAGGATCATTGCTCCACCGTTCTCAGTCGCTCTGCGCCTTTAAATGCGCTAGGGCCATGCTTTCACTCTTTAATGATAGTGATATTATGACGTTCAATCCAAAAAATGGATATAATAACTTTTTGTTACCGTATCTACGTCATCATCTATCGTTTTCTGACCATAATAAGTATATTGCTTACTCTAAATGGTGGTCAAGTGCTTGGATGGCGAGTGCTCTTCATAATCAATTTGAAGTGCACCCCGATTGGGATTTATATGCTGGGTTTACGGGTGATGTTAGGCGGGTAATACGTCGCTTAATTCACAATCGTAGACCTACGAAGCGTATTTTCCATTTCTTATGTGGTGTCCAACAGCTCAAGCGGGCTGCACAGATTGTACCAGAAAGTTTTACTACTGTAGCATTTGTTAAACATGCAATTACAATGTTAAAGAAACCTTCAAGTACTTTCTCCACTTCTCGTGTGTATTTATCAAAGACACAAAGGGATAAGAAAGGCAGGGTTATGACCAACACAACGGCCGAACGAATTACTCAACTCATTCGACGCTGTGGCCATAATAATCCTGTTGTTAAACGACTAGTAGAGCGGTTCATGTCTCATTCATTACCAAGTAATGAACGTGATTACCTTAGTCGGTTCGCACAAAAAATACGCCATGTACTAAGTAACTTTTCACCTGAGCTCTTCAGGGGTTACTTACCTAGTACAAATGCTTGTTGGGAGAAATCTAACAAGGCTGGGGGCCAAAACCAGGCTATACTACATGCATTAGGCTATGTAGATGCGCCATTGGTTTCCCATCCTTTCGACATTTCTGACATCCATTATGATGATTTAGTGTTGAATCTTCGCCTCGAAGATTATCCTTCATCAATTATTAATGTGATATCAAGTTATATATACGATTATTCCGATCTTTCGGTTAATAAAGTAGCTTATGGTTACTACTCGTATATAGCTGACAACCTATTCGACGATCAATATTGGAATATAGATCATCGAACTGCTCGTCAGCGTGTCGATCGGGTGAACTTAATTGATAATACTGGTTTGGAGATTTATAGTAGTAAGATTACTAATACAAATCGAGTATTATATTTAGAACACCCTAGTTACCCACCAATCCGTTATGATGTAACTGTATGTGGTAGTTGTTATAATTGTTTACATGATGATATAACTGAAAATGAGTTCTGTGTGCATTTATCCAAGAGGATATGTATACAACCTCCTTCTTCATGTTTTATATCTACTCGTGAGCTTAAATATAACAATAAAGGTCTGCTAATGAACGGTGTTAATGTTTACACCCGATCCCGGTATTTAACCACCGGTTTCGATAGCAAGAATCCTTATCCAAACTTATCTTCTAGTCTTCTAGTAAGTATGGATTACCATCCAAATACTGGTGTTGTTGAAAATTATGGCTTTTATCCGATTAATTTAAATGATTTAAAATCATTGATTAATAACGATAAGCTTAACTCAACATCTACTAGTAATTTACATCCGTATAATGATAATTATGATGAGGAGAATGATGTTCTTCGGTGCCGTGTTAATATGGTACCTGAACCTTGGAAATGTCGCGGCGTCACTTGCGGCCCTGCTACTCCTTACTTTTTAGCTAAAAGTTTCCAAAAATCATTTCATAGTTATCTTAAACAATTCTTCCAGTTTTCTTTAATCGGTCAACCATTATCAAAATGGCATATTGACAAGTTATTAGAACTGGGTCCTTCCGGCGAAGGTTTCATATCAGGTGATTATAGCGGTGCAACAGATAATGTTGACCTCCGTCTTACTTCAGTCGCTCATGATATCGCCATGGAAAGGGTTCGTCTTCTAAACTTACCAGATCAGCTTAAAACTGATATGGTAAATGTTTTGAATAATACAATAAAGCCGCATCGTGTTGTATATCCTAAACATAAGCATCAACATTATGATGGTGGTGGTTTGTATGAACATATCACCAGTTTAGAACCCGAACTAGAATTGTCTCCTGATCAGATATGTGATCTAGAAGAGGCACCTGGCAAACCACCTTCGGTTCTCCAGATGAATGGCCAACTAATGGGCAGCCCAACTTCTTTCCCATACCTGTGTCTTATCAACTTTTGCGTCTCGTGGGAAGCATTATATCCTTATATAACTGACTTCCGACTAGTGCCTATCCTTGTAAACGGTGATGATCTTCTCGCCTATACAGATAGTGTCGGTTACCGGAATTGGTGTTCAGCTGTTGCTGACGCCGGATTTAAATTGTCGATTGGTAAGAACTATTTTCACAAGAATTACTTGTTTATTAATAGTCAACCTTATTATTATCGACCAACCAATGGGAACTACTATAATTTTTTTAATTATAAGTATTGTCCTTCATTGTTCCAGAAGTTTGGATTTAAATTTTATTCTAGTAACTTACAAAAGATTGACTTTTTTAACCAAGGGTTAATGAATGGTCAGTCTAAAGTTGGTAAGGTCTCGAACGATCCTCGTTATACGATTAATCAGCCTACTTATGAACTGCAACCTGAAGCAGTTAGCGGAGCTAATAAGTTTGAAAACGCTTGTAAAGAATTTTACTGGCGTCACTACAAACATATACAGTCGTATTCGTGTAATTCTTACTTCAATCCATGGTTTCCTCGCGAATATATGGGATTGTCGTTGCTTGGTAATGCTTGCAACAATACTAGTAAGAAGATTCCGCGTCACCAACGTAAGATAGCCACAATTTGTAGGCAATCCTTGCGTGATGGACGCAGTATCGAACGTATCGAGAACGATGATGTGATTATGAAACCTGTCCACAAGGTCATAATCGCCGGTAACACTAACTTCATTGTCACGAAGTCTAGTGTATCCACGACTTATCAGCCAAACCCAGGTCATACTATTATGACTAATTACATCTCTACAATTCGAAATGATAAGGAGTTTGATGAGGATCGTGGTATCTTCCATGAAAGGCTTAATAACCATAATTTGCGACATAAATTTACTAGGTTATTACAGAAGTTCACCGATAAGCCAATGTCTGTTGACAATTGTCTTCGCGGCGTAACAGTACAACTATTTGGTCCGACTATCATAGCGCAATCTCAGTTAGAGAGGCGTTATGGATTCAAGCCGGAAAATAGCTCGTCTAAGTTTAAACAAGATATACGTGATATACGTAAGTTGCGTTATGATCTTAAACTAGACGATAATGTCTGTTCTGGATTTTCTTCTATAAATCATCCACGTTATAATCGGCATGTTACTGCTGGTCATAGTAAGGTTAAGGTGTCCGTTCACCCTGATTTTAGAAGGCTTTTCATTGGAGGTGGTAACCATACAGAATACTGTACTGAGTTACTTGTCGAGAATAACGACTCTAAACAAATTCCGTTTGCCGACGATAACTGGCAGGGATTCGCTCATTTTAATGATTCTGACGACGACGATTATCGTGATCATCTTCGTGAAGAGGAGTTACTCAGTTATGAGCCTAACCGCGAATTCTAATGGGGTCCATATATTAACTATCCAAAACGGTAGATGTTGCACGATGCTTCATCTCTAAGATTTCCGTACCAAACGCTGAGATTTCGCGCGAAAGGGTAATAGATATATATTCATCAATTACAACTAGTTTTGATTAACTGTACCAACGCAACCTGGAGGGTTCCTTACATCATATATGTCTTGGGATCACGATGGTTGGCTCACTGGGCTGCTTCGGCTAGCTTTGTGAAGTTAATCTGCATAAAAAGGTACACCAAGTTTGGTGTCTAGTAAATGCTTATCTAGCAATGCTAACTAAAATCTCGAAATCCGTAACTGGATTTTGGTTTAATTCCATGAAACGCTCTGCTGAGTAGTGGTTAGGTTAGTATTAGCGATAGGTAGAGTAATTGTTATAAAGATAACAGTCTGCATCCGTGATACGGGAGAATGGGTTTAACGACCCTTGAATGCAGTTAAGCTGAGCTCCAGAAGTGAGCTTTCATTATTCAAATTAATTTGATTAATGTCAATTTGGGATGTAACCCATTTTGAGCCGTTATTGGAATATATTGATAATTATCCCGCGTGATCTTTATGCGTGTAGCGTCGAGAGACTGCACGGATAGCAGATTATGTTATATGGATGTACAGTCCCTATTATTGTTTATAGGCGTCCCATGAATAAACATCCTGTGGAGCGTAAAGTTAAGAGCGCCGCGAATAAATCGCAGAAATCCAAACAACTTGCCTCGGTTAACCGCAAGCAAGTTACTCCTCCTGAGTTTAAAGGATCCAAATCGAAGAGTTTGTCCACTGTACCAAAGTCTAAACCGAAGCAACCTGCTTCAGTTTCTTCAATACATGCTTCGCGCACTGAAAGGCGTGAGGGTATCTCTTCGCCAGCAATGAACATCCATAGTAATCGATCGATTGTACGTAATCACGTACAACGAGATCTGGTTTATATTGGTTCACTTACTGGTAAAAATGGTCTGTTACCTGGTGATCTCATGTACGTTCGTCGTAATCGTGCATCATTACCTGGTTCTTATCTTCAGCCATTATCTGGTATGTATACTCGCTGGCGCGTTCGGCGTCAACGGTATATCTTCAAACCATCAATTGGTTCCACTTTTAGTGGTCAGATAATATTAGCTCAAGATCCAGATCCTGTTAGCACCTATAACGACAATAACACCTCCATACAGTCGTTATCTGTTCTCGTTGGTTGTCAGATTAAACAAGTCTGGCAAGAGATATCTTGTGATATCCCACGTACTAAGGAACATGATAATTTGTTCACACAAGACGTAGATACTGCTTTAGATGATTATACCGAACGATTTTCATCAGCTGGTAATTTCTTCGCTGCTTGTGTAGCTGTTGGTGATATGGGGCGTGCCGATGTCACAATCGGTTCGCTTTGGTTAGAGTATGACTACGAGTTCTATGAACCTCGGTTACAGTTGAACTTGCAGTCAGATCCATCATTAATCCTCTCCAATATTGGGGTTGATCTTATGAATCGTATTACCGCTTCCGTCACTTCATCTAGTGATGGTCCCGGTATACTTACGACTCTCATGAATCTCATGAATGATGTTACTCTTAACCTACCATTGATCCAAGTGCTGTATGACGCTGTTGTTACCTTCTTCGATTACCTACCATGGGAAGTATTTACTTTAAGTAGTAAGTTGCTTCGTAATGGTTCTGGTGTATTTCCAACTGACTTACCTGGTGTAGGTTTGGGTCACTATTCTACGGAGTGTACCATTTGGATGAAGGAAGGTCCGTTGAATGCCATCAAGGCGAACTTTGTCGCTGCACCTCCTGCTGGCGATGGTTCACAAATATGTATCAATACCGTAGGTGGGACCCCAGGTCTCTATGATACATCTCGATGGTTCTTCGGTATACCGGTCGACTCCGGCAGTGTTCTTAATATTACATCAACAGAATATGTTGGTGGTCATTTTGTATACACTGCTGGTACTCAGACTTGGTTTGCTAACGATGTTTTCAACCCTGGCGATGGCCAATCGTATTCTGGTAAGTGGATTATCAAATCTTCATTTGTTAATTCACAAATCCGTGGTTACGGTGATATGAATATCACTGTTTCTAACTTCGGTTATACGACACCTGACTTTATTACGAATATTCGTCTGCCTCTTACCTCTAATGCAGATAACGGTAATATTCGTATTGATTGGAAGTTTTCCAATAAGGATAGTGACAATGTAGTCGATGATATTAAATCATCACCCTCTATCCGTAAACGTCAGTCATCGCCTACCGTGGTGGAATCTAAATCAATCGTCCCGGACAAGCGAATACGTGTGAGTAGTCATATCACGTCATTCTCTGATCCGTTCGATGATGATATTATTGTTCCGCCATCATTAGGAAATGTTGATAATAACCGGTTAACTAATAACGTACACCCTCCAGCAGTACGAACTCAATTATTAGCGGCATCCGTTCCGGTTGTTAAGTCTTGTGATGATACCCGTTCTGGAGACGGAGAGTATATCATCACCAGCCATGTTGCCAGTAGTCCTGTTTCTACTGTCGATCGAGCGATTAAAGGTCAGATTGAGAATCTGTGTAATCTAATACGCTCGACGAAAGACCCGACTCTTATTGATCAATTACGATCTAAGATCTCGTCTTTGCAGACATGTTTAAGTCCTTAATGCGTTTAAGGCATAATCAACACCAAGAGATTCGATTTTGTTTGCGATACCCATAACGTTAATGGGCCTATTTTTGTTCATAGTGTGTATTCCGGTATATGCTATGATCGAGAAAGGGACATTCGTCTTCTTTGGCTTGACCATTATTCAAATAGAATTTCTATATTGTGGTATTAAACTACTTATTTACTTATATTTGCGCCAGTATTATTCGAAGCTTTGCTTCACCGACGTCAAGAAAAACAAGTTCTTGTTCAACTAGAAATATCATTGAATTGATATGTTGGAGTTCTCTCCTGATCCGTGATCGGGGAATGGGATACAACACTAGAGTTGTGGATTAATATGCCGCGCATTATATTTTGTATTGACGTAATTGTATCACGTATATATATAATGTTGATTATAGCGGGAGTATAAACCCTGGAAATGTTAAGCTACTAGCATTTGAGTGACTGCTTTTGTCACCTTTGTGTACTAGGATATATATCGACCTCCTACCCGATATATGGCGAATCTTTGATTGAAATCGAACCCCCCCATCTCGCGATGACTATAACCTTTTAGGTATAATTAACGTCGAC